GTTTGCCGAGGGACTCTTGTTTGTTTTTTGTGAAATAGGCAAAAAGTTCCTAGTTAGCGGGCAATAAATACCATGAGCAGGAAAAAAATGCCTACCAGCAAGCCTCTGACGTTGGTCGAGGTCGCTGAAAAATATCAAGTCACCGACTCGGGCGTCTTGAAGTGGAAAAAGGAAATACTCAAACTAGGAATGCCTTGGACATGGGAAGGCATTGAACGTTATCGAGCGCTTCAAAAAACGGATCCATCCGCAGACATGGCCGAGATGAAGCGGCAAAAGTTGCAGCGTGAAGTGCAGCGCTTAGACATCAAGATTGAGCGCGAACGCGGCGAACTAGTCCCAAAAGTAGAAGTGCAAGAAGCATGCATCCGCATCATTTCTATCTGGTGCTCGGAGCTGGATGCACTTGTGGCAGACCTTCCAGGGCAAATTGGTGGACTCTCTGAGACTGACATGTCTCCAAAGCTTCGCAGCCGAATCGAACTTCTAAAACGCAACTGCAAAACCGCGTTCAAAGATCTATGATTCCCGATTGCGTCAAAGACGGATGTATGGATGGCATCCAGCTAGCATACGAGGGCGACCCTTTAGATTGGCTAGAAATGCACGTTCGCTTTCCGCACTCAAGCCGGTCCACACACTTTGACCGATGGGTCGCGCCGTGGTGGAATGACGTAATCCACGATTTTGCAGACCCATCCTGCCGGCAGACTTTTGTCCAGGCGTGTACTGGCGCCGGTAAATCCACAGCTCTGGAAGCGCTGACTTGCTGGGCAGTAGCGCAACAGCCTGGGCCGATGCTTAGTATTACACAGACCGACGCCACGTCAGCGGAGTGGATGGCAACAAGGCTTATGCCGGTCTTGAATGCCTGCGAACCGCTCAAGGGTTTGATGCCGCGCAACCGGCACCATACTAAGAAAGACGGCATTTACTTTGCGCACATGGCGCTAATGCTCGGGGGCGCCAACGTCAGCAACGCGCAAGAAAAGTCAGTGCAGACGTTATTTTTAGATGAGTGCTGGCAATATTCGGATCTTATCGGGCAATTCAAAAAGCGAATGCACGACCGTTGGAACCGATATTGCTTACTTGTCAGCCAATCCTTCGAAGAACCGCACGCGCTGACAGAGGAATGGCGATCCGGCGAGGAGTTTCAATGGTGCCACCAATGCCCAAGTTGCGAGCAATGGGTAAAGCCTGAATGGGTGGATATCAAATATGAGGAGGCCAAAAACGAAAAAGGCGAATGGAACTGGGGCGAGCTCGTTAAGTCCGTGCGACACGAGTGCCCACACTGCCAGCACCAAACGCCCGACACCGTGGCGGCACGTCGAGCACTGACGCAGCGCAGCAAATGGATTTCGGAAGGCAATGACCACGTAGACGGCCACCGAAGCCGGCGAGTATCAGCTCAGAGCGTATGGTGGATCCGTTGGGCTGACTTGGTGATTCAGTGGTGCCAAGCAATGGATGCAAAACACTTGGGAGTGTTTCAGCCGACCAAGGATTTCAGAATGCAACGACTGGCACAACCTTGGCAGTTAGAAGCCGAGATGCCGGCATTAGAATTGGAAGCATCAGAGTATTTTGTGAATGAATGGCAGGATGGGCGCGCCATGCCGGATGAGGCTGCCAGAGTTATGGCAATCGACGTGCAGCAGGATCACTATTGGGTGGTGGTCCGTGTCTGGCTTAAAAACGGACATAGCAAATTGCTCTGGGCGGGCAAGGTGCTGACATTGGATCAACTCAGAGAGATTCAAACGCGGCTAAAGGTGCCAGACAAACGGACAATGATGGATGCCGGCAACAGTTTTCACGGCGCCGTCTACGACCGCTGCGCAAAATACGGATGGACGGCTTTGATTGGTCGCGCCGAGGATCATTTTACAGTGCGGGGGCAGGATGGCAAACCGCTAAAACGTTATTACTCAGCACCCGATCACGTAGTAGCGCCAACTGGAAGAACAGCACCGACACCACAGTTTCCACAAGGTAAACGTGCCCAAGTGCTATTTTTTTATTGGGCGTCGGATCCCATCAAGGACATTCTTGCCAATCTCCGAAACACTGGCTCACCGATCTGGGAATTTCCACAGGATGCTCCGCCAGAGTATGTGCGGCACATGAACTCAGAGCGGAAACGAGCGACAGTAGACAAGCGCACAAAAAGAACGAGGCTACGCTGGACGCAGACAGGCAGGCCAAACCATCTCTGGGATTGCGAAGCAATGCAGGTGCTGACGGCGCAAATTCTGGGGATCCTGCCAGACATGATACAGGAGACGCCACAAGAAACTGTTGACGACGCACAATCACCAGCATAGTCTTAGCACAACTCGTCACGGGGTTAATTACGCCACCATGCGCACCTTTTGCCTGTGGTGGCGTTTTCTTTACACTAGGCACTCTTAGTATGGCACCGAATTTCAAGCTTTTGCTCCGTGTTTTCCTGTCTAGGGACATCGCAGAGCTTGAAATGCTCAGAGATTCTAAATTTGAAATGACACTTTCCGGCAAAAGCAACCTGGTATCATCAAGCATCGACGGAACGGCTTTTCAGTTTAATGTGGGAGGCACATTGACGCCAATGGATATCGTAATGCTGGCACAGACTGCCATTGATTACAAACGGGCCGGAATTAACACGCCTCAACGCGCCACACAGGCATTTTTTCTATGAGTCTGCTCGATAGAGTTAAGCGGCTTTTCAATTCCGATAGAACGCCAAAGGTGCAAGGCACTTATGATGGCTATCGTCGCCAACGCTTAATAGAAGGCGGCGTTTATGCGCAGCCATTCTGGCAGAATCACACGCTTTCAATTTCTAAAGAGCTTAATGTTTCAGAATGGCGCACGGTAAACAGCGCCGCTCGCAAACTTTATTGGAACACCGGCGTTGTTAATGCAGCAATCGATCAAAAATCCATGCTATCTGTTGGCGCTGCAATGCGTCCAGTATTTATGGGTGGCCAGGGAGATGAGGCAGCACGGACTTGGGGCAAAGAAGCAGAGGCAATGCTTTTGGATTGGTTTCAGATTTGCTATGTTGACGGCAAGAATTGGTGGGAAGGGCTTAGGTTAGAAAGCACCGCAATTGACCGAGAGGGAGATCTACTAACCCTTTTGACGACAACTGCGAATGGTTATCCTCAACTTCAGCAAGTGCCATGGCACCAAATTGGAAGCCGTGAAGAAACCGACGTTATACGCGAAGGCAAATATCAAGGGCTCAAGATTTACAACGGCGTTATTCTATCAAAAGCCAATCGGCCCATTGCTTACAGAGTACTGGGGAATGCCGACGATGGCTCAGAAGATCGCGATGTGCCATCAACGTCTGCCATGCTTACGATGGATCCGCGGGAAGTGGATCAGGTCCGAGGCATTTCCGCATTTGCGCCGGCAATTCGGGATTTATTGGCGTTTAAAGATCTTGGTGACGATATCCAAGCGGCTTCAAGGATGGCGGCGAAGATTGGGTTATTGGTAACAAATCAGGAAGGGATGGCACAGCCTAGTGATGCTTTGTTTGCCATTTCTGACACAGTGCCACAGAATTGCCCGCCAGGATTACGAATCACTCCCATGCAGGGAGGCCGAATTGAGTACATGCAGGCGGGCGCCGGCGAAGACATCAAGCAGTTGGAAGCTTCGATTCCGACCGAGGCGCAAGACCGTTTGCAGGAACGTTTGATTCGCAACGCTCTTTTGGCAGCTCAATGGCCGCCGGAATTTGGCTGGGACATGAGCAAATTGGGAGGCGCCAGCGCTCGCATTATTTTGGAGCAGGTAAACCGCGTGACCTCAGAACGGCATGCCTATCTTTCGGGATTCTGCAAACGACGGTGTGCATTTGCCATTGCTCGGTTCATAGAACTTGGGTTGTTGCGTCCTTACCCTGGGCCAGACGCCAACAAAGGCGGCGCGTATCAATTCAGATTCACAGAGACGCCGCGGCTAACTGCCGACAGTGGCTACGCTAACAGAGACGCCATCGAGGCATACCGTGCAGGGATGCGCAGCATGACTGATATTCTGGCGAGTGGATCCAAGACTCTTGAAGAGCACCTCGACGAGGTAGAAAACGAGGAATTGGAAATTCAGAAACGTGTAAAACGCTCAGGACTTAACCGAGACGTGTTTGGAATTTTAACGCCTAACGGCAACCCATCTTTGAAAAATGAAGTTCAAACGAATCCTTGAAGCAGTCTACGCAAAGCCGTGGAACATTACACCTGGCGGTTACGATGCGGTGAAACGTTTGGTAGAAAACCGTCTTAATGGCGGCGGCATGGAGGACATGATGGACATGACCTCAAGCCGTGAGGAGATGGAAATTGACGGTCAAGGGATTGCGCATATCGACGTCTGCGGCACGCTGGTACGCTACGCAACGCCATTAGAAGCATGCTGTGGCGCCTATTCTTACGAATGGCTGGAAGAAGACGTAGAATCTGCCATTGAAGCCGGATGCCGTGGGGTAATGATTGAATTTGATTCCCCTGGTGGATCTTGCGAAGGCAACGCCGAGTGTGCTGACATCATTCAGGATTTGGCAAAAATGATGCCAGTAATGGCCTACTCTGATTCCCAGTGTTGTTCTGCCGCATATAATTTGGCGTCGTCTTGCTCATTGATTCATGGCTCGATTGGATCCATTTGGGGATCCATTTCCACAATTATCCCATGGGTAGATGAGTCCGCAATGTGGACCGCGGAAGGATTAAAATGGGATCCAGTCACCAACGCTGAGGGAGTGCTCAAGGGCGCAGGCATGGGACCATCATTGACACCGGCGCAGCGCGCTAGCTTGCAACAGCTTGTTCAAGATAGCTTTGAATTGTTCAAGGCCAATGTCACGCGCAACCGTGCAGTGCCTGATGAAGCAATGACCGGCGCCGCTTATGTAGCGCCCAGGGCCATTGGATATAAATTAATTGATGCAATCTCCACAGAAAAGCTTGCATACGATAAATTGGTGTCTATGCTTCGCTAAGTTTCGTGCTTTGTTCATCTGGAACGCCCATCGGCTAAACGCCGGTGGGCGTTTTGCTTTACATCTAAACCATAGGTATGGATCTTCCATCCAACCTACACGACGCGCTTGAAGCGCTTCAGGCCGCCCGCGCAGACGTGGCAGCGCTGGAATCTCTAACTGCCGAACACGCTCTCGTCGTGGAGGCTCTCTCTGCTCACAAAAAGCAAGTTTCTGAACTTTGCGAGGCCATTACCAAGGCCGACGCTGACCGTTTGGCACTCGCACAAGAACTGGATGCGCTTAAAGCGCAACATGTTGACGCTGCCGCAAAGGCTAACGTCATTGTTGCATCGCTTGGTGTTGAACCAGTTGCGATCCAGAGCGAACAGATGGCAGCCACAAAAAGCGCCACTGAACTGTGGGCTGAGTACAATAGCCTTTCAATTTACGAGCGCAATGCGTTTTACGCCGCTCACAAACACGTTCTCAGCAAGTAATCAACCCCAACTAAACACACGTTATGTCCAATACAATCGCGGGGGTGAACCTCGCTGCCGTTGCACAGCAATCTCTTCCAGCGTTGCAGAATATTTTTGCGCCGCTTAATGCCATCACCGTTGATTTCAGCGCAGACATTTCTGCCGCTGGAGCTTCCGTGACAACTCGTTATCCAGTTAAGCCAACTGCGGTTGACCTTTCTAATGGCTATTCGCCCCAGGGAGTGGAAACCGTTGCAAAGACAATCACGCTTTCCAACTTTCAGGGCTTCCCTTATGGGTTCAATGATTTGGAGCGCTCCAAATCTGCGATTGACCTCAACCAGCTCTTTGTTGAGCCCGCGTTGCAGGCAACCGGCGCAAAAGTATTTGGCGATCTCTGGAATCTTGTGACGTCCAGCAACTTCAATTCTGTTGGCATCAATGCCGGCAACTTTGACCGCAACGACCTTGCTGACCTTCGCGCTCAGTTGAATCTTGCGGGCGCTCCTCAGATGGGCCGCGCAGTGGTCCTGAATCCTAGCTATTTTGCCAGTTTGGTGAAGTCGCTAAACAGCGCTGAATTCCCTGGCTTCATCCGTGAAAAGACTGAGGGCTACATTCCCCGCGTTGCTGGCTTTGACGTTTACGAGTCCGATCTCGCAGACAACAATGGCCAGGGCTTGGGCGGTTTTGTGTTCCACAAGTCCGCACTGCTGATGGCAGCTCGCCGCGTTGATGCTTCTGGCGCTTCGCAAATGGGTACCGAGATTGCCGACGTTGTTGTCCCTGGTTTGAACCTGCCAGTGCAGTTCCGTCGCTTTTACGATAACCTTGCTGGATCCCTGAACTACTCCTTTGGAGTGCTTTATGGAGTGCAGGCTGGACGCACAGAAATGGGGATCCGCATCGTTGCTGAATAATTAACCCGCATCCATGGGGGCGGATGGCAAACGCTGTCCGCCCCTTTGTGCATACCGAATATGACAAAACCAATCACAGTAATCCTTCAGGGTCAACAAATTGTGGCAACACATACTGACTATGATGCCGCGGTTAAAGAGTTTCGTGCAATGTCTCCAGAAATTGGAGAACTAAGTTTGCATGTTCTCAACCGTCCAGACCGTCAAAAAGGCAAAGCGCTTGTAGTTAAAAACGTGCAACCGGCGCCAGAGCCCGCGCCTAAACGCAATCGCGAAAAACTTTTGTGATCTCTGAATTTCTGACAATTACCGATGCAGCCATGGCTGATGCATTGGCTTACATGCAAGTCAACAGTGTTACCTATGAAGGAGTAACAGTTGATGGGGTATGCTCAGAAAAAACATCAGATCTGTTAAGTATTGGCGGTTATGAGCAGCACTTTACTGGCTCAACAAAAGTTCGCAAAGATGGATTTCCTCAACCTGTAAAAGGTGGTAAAATCATTATTAATGGGTCAGAGCGGCGCATTACGTCTTGGGACGAAAATCCAATCTTTTACCGCATTTACCTGGAGGACATTACACGATGACCGACGGACTTTTATGCGAGGCAATCAAAGGCGCGTTGTTGCTGGAGTTTCCAGAATTATATGTAGGCTTGCCTCAGGACAATGCTGCCATCCCTGCGCAGTGTGTTCTTTTGGAACTTCAGAGTGACATTGTCGTTGGCAGTCCACTCCAGCGTGGGACGCTTACTGTGCATTGTTGCTCACAAGCTGACGACACTACGCCGGACGAACACTTTGCTTTTGCTGCCAGCATCGACGCCGCCATGCGTACGATTTCGTGGATCCCAGCAGGCGTGCAGCTTTATGGAATTGTTTGTCAGTCAACTAACCTTTTGCGCGAGGAAAGACACTGGCGCACCTCAACCAACTACGTCCTGGGATACGGACCAACCTCTTAAAAACTATGGCAGCATTCGGAGTTAATTCAACATTCGGTTTAACGGCCCCCGCTGGCTATCTCCAGAGTTCTGAGAGATCCGTGGATGTCGAAATTGCAAGCATTAAGGGCGCCACTGGACAGACAGTGGAAGCTATTCCCAAGCCGCGCAGCACGACAACAGTAACAGTCAAAACCAAAGGCACTGCTGGTCTTTCTAGCGTTGTCACTGGCGATTTTAGCGCCCTGTCTGTGACTAGCTCAAAATACGGCCAGACAAACGACGATTTTGGAACCAGTGAAATTGTTGGAACCCTTTACGCTTAATTTTTATGCCTTCTGATTTTGGAATCACAAAAATATCTGGAACTCTTATCGAGTCTGTTGACGTTGAGCACAAAGCGGACGTCAAGGAATTGATTACTGCAACTGGCGCGCATTCTGCCGCGCGCAGCGTGGATGATTCCTATACCTTTACAGTTAAAGGCAAAGGGACATGCCCAGTAACTGCCGGCGCTGTTAATACCGGCGCACCAGACGGCGTTTCTGGCAAGGTAATCATCACCAATGCTACTGACTCCCAGACCAATGAAGATTGGGAGACCTTTTCCTACACTGGCACCGGCTACCCGCACGCTAGTTAATCGCTAAAAAATAGAAGTATCACATGCAGAGAGGCCAAAGAATTGATTTTGTAAAAGACAACCTCCATCCGTTAAGGAGTCCAAACACCGACCTTGTCAGTGCCTGGCTAACGTGTGGAGGCTCTCTCCTTAAATCGGATCCATATTCTTGGACCGTGGAAGAAACGCACGATGGTCCGCGTCAAACAATGACGTACCACATTGATGGATCTTTATACGTCGAGATCCAGGGAGAAAAACTGGAGTTTCAAGATTTTCGTGTGCGTTGGATGGATAAAGATTGGTGCGAAAAAAATGACGAGCATCCAATTTCTTACATGCGCCTCTTTCGCGACAATACGACCAAGTTTAAAGCGTGGATCAAAGAGGAAAAACCTTGCGTCCTCATTCGCCGCGGAAGTCGCGTGGCAGTGATCCATCCTGACCTTCCTGAGGCACGCAAAGCACAGATCCTTGCAGAATTATGACATCACTAAACGATTTTCTAGATGGGCCAAAAACAGTTGGAGGCATTCATCTTAGGCCATTTACATTTGGCTCAAAAGCCGCATGCGAACAGATGAAGCTTTCGCTTTTCACAACTGGCGGCGCGGATCTGCCACCTGGAGAAACGGAGCGTCAAATCATCTCTTTTGCTTGGCTACATTCAAAACCTTTGCCAGAGGTTCTCAAAGCATTGCGCGAAAACAAAGCGGCAGACGAGGCACAGGCGTTTGGATTTGAGTTACCGATTGAATCTTTGGAAAGTTTAATTTCTGAAATCAACCGCATTTCGGAACAGGCTAAAAAGAACGCAGTGGAAGTAATTGAAAAATCCACAACAAAGGATCCTGATGAACCGGGAAACTCTGCCGGCCAGACTGGCTAGAAAGTTGCGTTTTCAGTCTGGCCCAGAATTACAAGTTTTCAGAACACGAAATTTTATGGGAAATTCCTTACACGCGCGCTCTGAGATATATCCATGCATCCTTGTGGGCAAATGGAGCGTGGACAGTGCGCAAAAAGGAGGTATCCACTCCAGAAATCTCAAAATTGATGGAGCTTTCAAAACTGGCGCAAAATGAAGGCAACAATTTCGACGAATTTTGAGCAGGAACGCTTTCAGCGATGGCTTCGAAATGTTTTGCGCACATCCAAACGTGAAGTTTCTGTCGTTGTGCAAGAACAGTTTAGAGGCGTCATTAAAGAGGCTTTTCGCCTAACGCCACCCATGGCAGACACTACGTTTGCCAAAGGATTCAGTGCTGCAAAAAAGAGCATTAAACGCGACACCACTAAAGCATTTTACGCAGTGTCAGAAGGCAAAGGGGTGCTTGCACTAAAGCGTAAAGGGCTTTCCTTGCCATCTGGAGGTGTGAGCGCAGCTCTTAGTTGGTACAAGTCACACCAGACGCCTAGTAAACGCCCAAAGGTGGAGCAAAAGCGGTTTATTCTTAAGTCCGAACTGGAACATTTGCGAAATAGACTTATTCAAGACATTGGAATCACTGCGGCGGGTTGGGTAAAAGCAGCAACAGAATTGAACGTAAAACCGGCAGCACCAGATTGGGTGCAGCGGCATACTGGCAGAAACCCAGGACAATACACGTTTAACGTCAGCAACAATCAACTGGCAATTATGGCAAAGAACACTGCCAAACATTCAGCTTCTAGTTACATTCAGACTTTACTTGATAGGGCATTTTTTAAGCAAACCACCAAGATGCGGTTGCGAATTATTAACGCCTTAAAAAACAAGCGTGTGGATCCAAACGCAATTGAGTGGGGGCGCAGAATTAGTTAATTTAAAAACCTATGGCTTTTTCAGCAGCACTCACCATGGACGTGAGCGGATTCACAAACGGCATCAACAAAGCCGCTTCTGGAGTCGCTTCTCTTAACTCTACCATTCAAGGACTTGCCGCTTTAAAGATTGTTGGCGAAGCCATCTCTATTGTTGCTGAAGCCGTAGGCACACAATTTTTAAAAATGTACAGCGCCATGGAGGCCGGAGGCGCATTGGTAGATTTGTCAGAGCAAACAGGGCTTGCAATTGACAAGTTAATGGTATTGCAGACCGCCTTTAAACAGGCAGGATTAGGCGCGGAAGAAGTGCAACCTGTTATCAATAAAATGCAGAAAGCTATTGAGTCCGCTGCCACCACTGGCGGGCCTGCGGCATCCGCATTTAGTAAACTTGGCCTAAGTGCTCAAAAATTGTCTGGCATGGGTGCCGACCAACAGTTGCAGTTAATCGGTGACGCAATTAGTAAAATTCAAAATCCTACAGAACGCGCCGCGACAGCCATGGAAGTCTTTGGAAAATCTGGCGGGCGCGTATTGGCATTATTTGCTTCAGGTGGACTTGATGAAGCGGCTCAAGCAGTTGGCAAACAGGCGCAACTTATGCGCGACAATGCTGGTATCTTTGATCGTGTAACTGACATCCTTGGAACTGCTGCCACAAAGTTGCAGGGTCTTTATGTTGGAGTTGCCAGCAAAGTGGCGCCCATGCTGATGACGGCAGTCAATGCCTTTAAGAATATTGACCTTTCGGGGTTGGGCGAACAAATTGGTAGGATTGTTTCCATCGTACTCGAAGCATTCTCAGAAGGCGTTTTAGGCAAACTTGCGTTTGAGGCTCTCAAATATGCTTTTGAAAATTCAGTCAACATGTTATCGGGTGGATTAAGCGCTGTTTTTTCGGGTTCACTTCAGGCGTTGATTAGTGGGTTTACAATTCTGACAAAAGGAGATTTCTGGCGAGGAATGCTGACTACTCTTGTGGGAATTGCTCAGTCTTTCATTTCCAAGATGGCAAATGGGATTGCCTATATTTTAGATCAATGGGCAAAACTGCCTGGAATAGGAGAAAAGGCAGCAAAAGCGGCAGAAAGCCTTAGAACCTATGGGCAGGAAGTTGGGACACGCGGCGCAGAAAACACAGGCGCCGGCACCAATGCGTTAGCACCTATTTTTAAAGATGCTTCAAAAGAAATTGCCACAGCAACAAAAGCGGCATTTTCCGAAGCGCCAAGGATGGAGCAGACAAGCAAACTTAATGAATTGCTGACAAAATTAGGAGCAAACGCAGCCATTCGACAGGAAGCAATGCGTCAACTTTATCCAACCAAAGCACCAGAGGTGCCAGGCGCAGAACTCCAAGCTATTTCAAAACCAGGCAACGAGTTTGCCTCCTCATTGGCAAAAATTGGTGGAAGCATGTTTGGACCCTCGATGAATGGCGACGAATCTTTAAATGTCCAAAGGATGCAGCTTGAACAGCAACGCCGACATACGGATCAAATCAACGAATCCAATTTGTTGCTAAAAATGATTTCCAACAAAATGGCAAACGCAACATCTCCAACCTATAATTAAAAATGGCTGAGACACTTGTAAAAAAGACAGTTTCCCGCGATGCGAGGGGGAATGTAACAACGGAAGAAGTATGGGAGTCGTTTACGCCAATCACTGCAAACACAAACGCAAAAAGCTACAGTCAGCAACAGGCAGATGGTGTTTATCAGCTTACGCAGACATTCATTGACGAGATACCTGACCCAGGCGGTGGTCCTAACGTTTACCCAGACGTATGGAGTTGTGAGGTATCGACATCCGCGGAACCGATTGAAAACCATCCAATCTTTTCCAGCGTCAGCGCAGCGGAATGGGACAAAGTTCGCAAATGGAAAAACGGCGTTGATCTCGATATATGGACGCCAGCACAGCAAGGCCCGACTGGTGCTAAGTACCAAGCGCTCATCAATAAAGGCACCACTACGTTTTTGTCCCCTCGCATCGTGATTAAGCATTCTTTTGTTAGCCAGGAAAAGCCGGATCTTGAAAAGATTGGAAAAGTAAATTTTCCATCTTTTGCTTCTGGAATGTCACCTGCTGGTATTGATTACATTGTGACTGGAGCAACCTGTACAACTGAGGGCAACCGCTACAGGATCACCTACGAATGGCTTGGCAGTGCTTTAGGAGGTTGGGACAAGGATCTTTATTACGGAGCGTAATATATGGATCTACCAACTATTGAACGTGGAATGGCAATCCTTGCGGAGCACATTAACAAACTCTCTCGTGAAATTCGATCTAATGCCATTACCTCAGTTGATGGCGGCAGATTTCAAAGATCAACAGGAGGGACTAGCATCCAGATTGACCAAGGCTTTTGGGGCAGAAATTCTCAGGCTGCAAATTGCCCTTTTGCTGTAACTGACGCATCCACTGCTGATGAAGTAAAAGTAGAAGTCAAGCAGGGCATGATTAACAATCGTTGGCCTGAAGGCATGTCGATTGATGGTCCACCTTATTATTTGACAGTCTCAAAAACGCAAGCTTCTTACATTTATGCTGTTATTGTTTGGGACGTAACAACAATGCAGATTGTTTCGAATGATTATGGGATCAGCATTGCCAATTTTACAGACCTTAAACAAAATACAGCAGACACAGAGTATATCTTGATTGCAACAGTTACCGTGCAAGAAGAAAAAATCAAAACAATCACAAATGTTTGCATGCAACCTGTGCCGGATCCATGCACGCTTGATTGGTCAAATGTATGAAGTGTTTCGAATGGCGGCACATTAACTGCAATATCCGCTACGAGATTGACGCATATTGGTATGCTGTTGAACGGCAATTAAATGGCAATGTTACTGTGCATGGAATGCGGCCAACCTATAGGCCACTTATGCAGTGTAACATCATACCTGGGCCATATGATCCAACTCGCACTGAGTACATACAGCAACGCTCAATGATGCGAAGACAGTCAAATGACTGCAATCGATTTCAATTAGACTTTTGGCCAGAATATAATTTCTTAAATAACCTTGATAGCACTACTTTAGAAGAAGGCGGTTATGATATTTATGTTTTAACCGACTATCTTAAGTATGCTCCAGACAATTCTGGAACCGTTTCTGCTCCATATTCAAAGCCGTGGAATCCTTCAGACCCATTTTATCCAAGAGCTTTAGAATTGTGGCAAGCAAGATCAATTGGAGTTAAGCAATTTAATGTATATTTAATGATTAATTTTCTTGGGGGCCAAGTGCTTGCCACAGCAACAATGCCGGAAGTTGCTGATGGTGCCATAGGTCAATGGGATTCCGGCGATCCGGCATATCCTATAACTGGCACTGTAACAATGCATATGGAGTTTTTGCCATGATCCCAGGATGGCTTGCCAAAAAACGGCATGAGACTTGCCTCGAATGTGCAAAGCAAAAGGGATGCGCCGATAAAATTACCTTGCTAGCGGACGTGCCATCATGCAGCTTAAACCATCTCCATCCACTTGGAGATGAATTACGCTGGGCCAAGGCATGGCCCGATAACGCACCGCGGGCAAGTGGTTGCTGCGACTCTGCTTTACATCCAGCCTCTTAGTATGGTTCCCGCTTCATTTTCTAACACAATTACAAAAGGAGCGGATTGGAGTTTTGGGTTTCAGATTCGGGAAAACGGGCCATGTACGGCAGTCTCTGATCTTACGGATTGGACATTCTCGGCAACATTTGCTACCAGCTCGGGCGCATCACTGACAACGCCATCTTTTTTGCTACACACTCCAGAGTGTCCAGTGTTTAGCCTAACACACACACAGACAGCAGCAATGGCACGTCAGACAGGTGCCTCTCTTATCATCAACGCCATCCGTCCTGATGGCTATCACATCGAGCTTCTACGGGGGCGCATTACTATTTTTTAGCCATGAGTTGCGATTCAAATTGCGGTCCTCTTGTTGTTGAACTTTTAACAGGTGTGCCTGGTATTCCAGGTGCATCCACAATGCCCGGGCCGCAGGGGCCACAAGGTCCAGTGGGACCACAGGGAGCGCAAGGCATTCAAGGGCCACAAGGCATTCAAGGGATTCAAGGCATTAAGGGCGACACAGGGGATCAGGGCATTCAAGGCATCCAAGGCATTCAGGGAATTAAAGGCGACACTGGTGCAACTGGCGCTAAAGGAGACCAAGGAATTCAAGGCGTTAAAGGTGACACTGGATCAACGGGAGCCAAGGGCGACCAAGGCAATCAGGGAATTCAAGGCGTCAAAGGAGATCAAGGCATCCAGGGTATCCAAGGCATTCAAGGCCTAAAAGGAGACACTGGCGCGCAAGGGGATCAAGGGATTCAAGGTATTCAGGGCGTCAAAGGGGACACCGGCAGCCAAGGCGTTAAAGGAGACACTGGCGCTCAAGGGCCACAGGGCGAAAAGGGTGACCGCGGCGACCGCTATGCCTCCACAAGTACGACTAACCTCACGCTTGGCACAGGCACAAAAACGCTGACGCTGGCGCCAGCGGGACTAGGCTACACACTTGCGCAGCCCGTGGTGATTGCGACCTCTATTGGCGTAATGCATGGCACGGTGACATCTTATAATGTGCTTACTGGCATAATGGTAGCAGAGATTGCCACGTACACAGGCAGTGGCACATCGACAGATTGGACCGTTAATCTTGATGGCGTAGCAGGCGTGCAAGGGCCACAAGGGCCACAAGGCGAACAAGGGCCAAAAGGCGACACTGGCACGCAAGGAATCCAAGGAGTTAAAGGCGACACTGGGGCTCAGGGAATTCAAGGCGTCAAAGGCGACACTGGCAACACAGGCGCCAAGGGAGATCAAGGGGATCAAGGCATTCAGGGAGAGCAGGGCATTCAAGGCGTCAAGGGCGATACTGGTGCCGCCGGCCAAGGTTTAATAAACCGCGGCGCATGGAACAGCAGCAGCACTTATGCGGCTTACGACATTGTAACAGACAACGGCAGCTCATACATGGCGCTTCAGGCAGTGCCTGCCAATACTGCAACATCAAACACAGCTTACTGGCAATTGATGGCAGCCAAAGGGGATCAAGGGATCCAAGGCGCCAAAGGAGACACAGGCAATAATGGCGCCAAAGGAGATCAGGGAGATCAGGGGATTCAAGGGGAACAAGGCAACCAGGGCATCCAGGGTATTCAGGGTATTCAGGGAGCCAAAGGCGATCAAGGGGATGTTGGCCCACAAGGGCCAGAGGGTACAGTCAATATTGTGACTGGCTCTGCCATTTCTGCTTTTACAGGCGATGCTTCGACGCTGGCTTTTTCGCCGCTGACTGGCTACACCAGCACTACTGTTGGAAATTATTCGGTGAGCGTAGGCGGCATCGACCAACGCCCAACAACGGATTGGACAATCTCCAGCGACAACGGTGGCACAATCACCTTTGCTAGCGCTCCTCCGAGTGGCGCATCGATCGTTGTAAGGGCGTTTACTGGCAACACTGGTGGTGGCGGCGGCGGCTCGGGCATTGGTGGGCGAGCGTGGAGTAGCGCGGCAACGTACACAGAAGGAGATTTGGTTGCCACAGACCAAACAAGCACTTGGATTTGTATTCAGGTTAACAACACAAATCACGAGCCATCAACATCGCCGGAATGGTGGGCAAGAATGCCTGCTAGTGCTGTACAATTGCAGTTTCGCCCGTTGGCAGCAACTGCTCCAACACATGGACAAGCTATTGTTTGGAATGAGCCAAGTAATACTTGGGAGCCTCAAACTGTATCGAGCGGAAGTGGTGACGCGACTTCACTACAAGGGCGAGCGCTGGCAAATTATCAACCTAACGATGGCCAGGCAATTGTTTGGCAGTCTGGAGCAAATTCATGGGGAC